CCCAGGGTTCTCGCCGTTCTCCTTCACATCATTATCAGCCATGATGTAGATATTCTCAAATCCTTCAAAGCAACGTGTGAAGTAATCCTTCCACATTTCCACACCCGCAACACCAACAGCTGCAATACCAACCACCGAATCCATAACAAGGGCATCAAGTTCACCCTCACAAATGGCAATGGAAGTATCCGAGTTGTGAAACGCACGCACATTGAACAAGTGCGGTCTTTGACCCGCTGGTACTAGGTACTTTGGTTGCCTGTGTTCGTCAAGAAACCGAAACTTGAAACCAACCGGCCCCGTTGGGGTCAGGTAGGGAATGGACAGCATCCCCTGGTACGGTTCATGCCCAGGTTCAGGCACTTCCACGCTTCCAAGCCGGTAGTTGCTTATGGCTTGCTCGTCCAGTCCCCTTTCGAGTAGATAAGAATGAGCCTTCTCGGACAACTGCTTCTCGTAAGCTTTGGTAGCCCTCTCCTGTGATTTCTTCGACAAGCCTGACGGCAGTATTGAAGTCACAACACTCCTGTTCCCTAACAATAGATATGGCATCACCCTTGATGCCGCAGGTGAAGCAGTAAAACAATCCTTTATCTGGGTTCACGGTTGCACTTGCGTGCTTATCGCCATGAAACGCGCACTTAATTGACTTGTTGTTTCCATGATCGGGCACTTTATCAAACCCGTAGTGGATTAAAACTTTACTTATCGTGCTCACGCAAACCACTCATTAGGTGTAGTAATTGGTGCAGCGGGATTACACACATCGCGTCAAGGGTACTGCGTTGCCTCATCTTACGAACAACAACACCGAACACCCTGCCCCTGTTCCCTCTAGCCTCAGACCAGTTACCTGCTTCAAGTTCAGCCTGACGCAACCAGTTGGCCCACTCAGGTGTCTTAACATCCTTAGCCTCAAGCACAAGAACCGTGTGGCCCAGGTCAATGTGAAGATCACCCTCGTCTTTGGCACCCGTCTGGGCGGTACGTTCAACTGCCCAACCGTTCTGTGCCATACCCACCCAGCCACGGATGTGACCGAGCAGGTCTGTTTCGAACTTGGTTCCCTTGCGCTTGTTCGCTGAACTCATACCACACTGTCCCAAAATTGTTGTAGTGCCGGTGATAGTTGCACCGCTGGTGCAGGAAGGGAAGATTGGTAGTCCATTGCGTCCTGAATCTGCATCCGTGGTGCATCCACGAACAAGGACACATGGCTTCGGGCTTGTGCATCGGCGGGCCCTGAACGGTTCTTAACAGTGGCAACCTTAAGTTCCCTAGCCATCTCATCGTAAGCCAAGGTGAGGATTACTTCCGGTAACTGCGAAACTTTGCCGAGGATTGCTTTACGGGGTGGGCACTCGCCCGCGTTGGACGTGTTCTCACTGACGTGGTGGAGCAGGATGATCCCCGCTTCCGTTGAACGGGCGACGTGGTGCAACGCCCTACTGATCTCACGCATACCTGCATACTCATCCAAGTGTTCAGCCACTACGTTGTAGAGGGAGTCAATAACAATGATCTCTGGTGGGCAACCCCACATCTCGGTGAACGCCATTGTCTCAAGGTCAATGTCGTCCAGGGTGGGTGAAGGGTCGAAGCACCAACGAATGTTCTGCAATCCTGTTACTTGTTCGGTGTAGTAGTCGGCACCTGAACCACTGATACCAGCCTCAACAATGTCCACCGCATCACCGGTTAGCATCGCGGCTACACGGTTAACAATGGTTGAAGCATCGGTGTCTGCACTAAAGAACAGGGTAGGGATGTTGTGCTGGGCCACATACCACAACGCAAGCAGGGTTTTCATGTTGCCTGGTGCTGCTGCGATCATGGTTACTTGTCCACGTCGAAGCCTCACCCCCGCCTGCGTCAAGCTTGGCGTTAGGTCTGGCAGTGGCCTGCCTGACTCACCACTAAGCATGATGGTTTGGGCTAGGGACTTCATACCTTCTGCCACCAACGCTTAGGGATCTGCTCGCCACCTGTTTGCACAAAGTTCACAAGTGCCTGACGTACCACGTTGGATGCTGTGGTTTCTTTCTTGTCAGCCAGGTCAACAATGGCCTGCCAGATCTCGTCATTGATTCGCACGTTACGGATTGGTGTGTTCATTTCTTCCACCACCGCTTCTTCTCGTACACTGCCAACTCAAGGTTCGCTGTCTGGTTCCAAAGAATGTCAATCATATCGTTCATAATGTCCAGTTCTTCGGCAATCGCGGCCAGTTGGTAGTCCGTTTCGAACGCGTAGTCTTTGAGGGCTAGGCGCTTGGGCTTCACCAACTCAATCTTTTTCGCCATGTCGTTCCTTCTCTAATAGTATTTCTCTTAGGGCTTGCGTGTTGCTTTGCATCGCAAGGTTTGGATCACCGTTGACCATGAGGGCTACGGCTGAGGCGTAAGCATCTGACATTCCCATGAGGTAACATCTCATGCGCACATTCTTTGATGAGTTACCAATAAACTTTGTGGCCAGTGAACTTGACTGGTCGCGGAAAGCTTCAAGCAACTCAACATAATCAACGGAATCATCCATCTCCCAGTAACCCGCTTGGTCGCTCAATGTATCTACCGTCCTCGTGGGGTTGGTGCTGACAGAAGCAAGAATCGTACTGATCTTTTGGTCGAAGCACGTCATCGCAATCCTCATGCTTGTTAACAGAACAAGGAGTGCAAATCATTAGACGAATACCGGCTTGCACTTGTTCGGGTCGTCCTTGTCAGTGTTGCAGAACCATGCAGTCCACGGGCCATTCTTGCCAACGCCAGTCTTGTGAACTCGCGCACCGTGCGAACACGTTGGTACACCTTGCTGTGCTGGCTGGTCTTGTGGAACAATCTTGGTTCCAGGGAAAGCAGCAGCAATAGCGGCAGGTACTGGTTCTTCGCCGTTGTACTGGGCGATCAGGTTCGCCACTGATGGGAACATATTGAACGCTTCGAGTCGTGCAAGAAAAACTGCGGGATCATCCCCACGAATGGTGAACAGGTCACCGTTGATTTTGGTGGTGAAACTGATTGGTGCTTCTGAGTTGGACATTACTTGCCTTCCTTGTTGGTGTAGATTGGGTCAAACTCTTTTGCAAGCGAACCGTTAACTGCGGCGCAGTAGTTGGCCACACCGCAACCTTTACACATTGATGTAACTCTAGCAGGAAAAAGTTCTGCCTTGATAGCCTTATCAACATTGGTGATCGTGTCGGTCAGGGAGTCGAGGTCTGTCTGCCTGAACGTGGTGGGTACAGACAGCTCGCCCTTGCGGGTCATAAAGAAAGCACCCAGGGTTGGTATGGGTAGGGACAGTTTCTCCATAGCAAACGCATACAACGCTAGTTGTTGGAACGTGTCCGGTGTACGAGAACCAGTCTTGTGGTCAATGACCATCAGTTCACCTGACGGCAGCTCCATGATGAGGTCGGCGTAACCCTTGATGCGTACACCACCAAAGTCCACGTTCAGTTCAATCTCGCAGGCAAGGTTCCCTGCAAACGTGGGAACAGACCAGCCCTCGTTGATGCGATCATCAAACCACTGTTGAAACAGTGTGATCTGGCGCAAGCCCTCATCAAGCCAGAACGTGTAGTTCTCAGCATCTGGGTTGGCCTTGGTCTTTCGACCACCAGTACGCCAATCGTGGCGACTAACACCACTGCGTTCCTCAAGGGAATGGATTTCATCATTGAACGCGTTCTTCCACAGTTCTGGGTACAGTTCGTCCGTCTTTCCCAGTCCAACCTCGTCTTTGGTGATTGCTTCAAGGCAAGCATGAACAGCACTACCAGCGGCTAAGTACCATGCTGGGGTTTCTGGTACCCGCACGATGCGTGCCAACTGGTACGACTTGGGGCAGGACAAATACGATGTTACTTGCGAGTAAGACCTGTGACCAACGCTCATGCTGTTTCCTCACTCAAAACTAGACGGTTAAAAATCCATTCAACAACAGGAACAGCAACGGCGTTACCCATTTGCTTATACCTGGACGAGTCAGCTTGATCTACAACGATGCCCTTCTTGTGGTCTATGCGTTGTGCTGACCAGCCGTCAGGGAAGCCTTGCAGCCGTTCACATTCCACGGGGGTGAGTCGGCGCACAGTTGTAGGTTGTGTTTCGGTCTCAATCATTGGCACGTTGTTGCCACCTGTACCCCATGTGCGCGTGACTGTCGGGCTGATGTCATCGTACAATCGCACATCACCATCAGATTGCTTGTTGTGGATCAGCACTGTTGCATAAGATTCACCAGTGTTATCAATCCTGTTCAGTGTTGGTGTCACTTCGCTTTCAATCCACGTCTCAACATCTTCGTTAGTTTGGGCACGCCTAGATTTCACGAATGGGATTGGGCTATCGCTGTCAACGCTTGGTGCAGCGTCTCCGGCAACGTCTTGCCCCTGCGACTGGCCCGCCTCAAGATTCCTTCCGCTGCCCTCTGGCTCAAACAATACTTGTTCAGCTCTGGTCTCATCGGCTCCAAAATGGCCGACAATGAACACTCGACGACGACGTTGGGGGACTCCAAAGTTTTGCGCGTCCAAGATCCGCCAAGAGAAACTGTACCCGAGTTCAGCCAAACTCCCGACGACGATTCCCATATCCCGTCCCCCTTTGGATGACAGCAAGCCTGGGACGTTTTCAAGGATGAACCACTGGGGATTGAACTCCCGCAAGATTCGCACAATTTCAAAGAAGAGCGACGACCTTTCACCGCCTTCAAGTCCGGCTTGCTTTCCTGCAATACTGAGGTCTTGGCAGGGAAACCCGCCAGTGATAACTGTGCGTCGAGGATCAAGTCCAAGTTCTGTGAGTCGTTCACCTGTTACATCCTTCACATCGTTAATCAAAGTTGTGTTTGGTAGGCGATGTTGTAGAACACCGCGAGCTTGTGGGTCGATCTCGCACGCCACAACGGGATCAATGCCTGCACGTTCGGCTGCAATATCAAACCCACCGACACCGGCAAACAGCGAAACCAGTTGAAGGCTCATTCTGCACTCGCAGCGTAGTAGTCCTCAATAAACTTGGCGATGCGTTCAATGGTTTCATGGGTTGCCATCATCGACGGATTCCGGCGCGTTGCAAAGCACTCTGGTTCGGTGCCTTTACATTCGCAGGTGAAAGCAAACGGTGTGAAACGGGCACGGATCATTTCAGCAAGATCGTTGCTCATGTGGTCACCTCTGGCAACATGGCATCAGCGATAGCGTTCAACGCTTGGGATACACCCTTGCCATAGTTGGCTTTGGTGGGGTTGTTCGACCGGATAGATTCCCCAGCGATCTGGGTACCTGCTCGCTTGATATCGTGACCAACCGTGTACACACAAACGTACGCTGCGGCCTCGGCAAGATCAGCCAACAGGTCTGGGTCAACACCTTCGGCCTTGAGGGCAAAGGGTGAGTCCTCACTCAGCAAGACAGCTTTGAGAAAGACCATTGTTTGTGAAGGGTTTTCTAGTTCGGTATCTGTATCAACCAGGGGTTGAGACGTGTTTTGCTGATCGTCAGTGGTGGTTTCTTTTGTTGTCATACGCCGAAGGTAGTGCAGTTGTGAAACGAGCGCAAGTTGAGTCACACCAAGGCACCCAATTTGACAGCAAAGGTATGCCTGTGAGTACAATAGAAACAGTTAGTAAAACTACATAGAAATAGGGCCGTCCTAAGACGGCCAATAGTAGTACTATATAGATAGATAGTTGGTGCTTAGTATGTCTAAACTGGTGAAATGTTCTGCCTGCAAAAACTATGCTTCCGCATGGTTCGCAACCTTTGATGGAGAGGAAGTTCCCCTGTGTCAAGACCACCAACCAAGCCTGGAAACAAGCAAGTAGTTCGACCCGAAACTGTGTACGTCAGTCCCTACACTTGGAACATCAAGTACTCCAAAGCTGAGGTGCTCAAACACCACCCAAACGGGGATGCTTGTGGTTCGTGTGACCTAGAGTCCATGACCATTGCCATTGACCCGGGAAAGTCCGAGGAATACGCCAGGGTAACCCTGCTGCACGAGATCTTGCACGCAGCGATCCGCTCATCTGACCCCAACATTGAGTCCGATGCTGAGGAAATGGCTGTTGCTTCCATGACCGGCCCACTGCTAGCCATGCTCAGGGACAACCCAGAAGTCGTGGCATACCTGATTGGCAAGTAGCCCTCAGAAGCCTGAGGATGCCCTGTAACGAGAGAAAACCCCCTGCCTAGTAGTAACTACCAGACAGGGGGTTCAGTCCTTCTACGGGGCTCACAGCCCCATACGATCCCATTCCTTCTTGCCAACCAAACCAGTGCGCCTAATCAAACGACGCAACTGCCAGCGTTTCACAGCCTTCTCAGTAACAGGGCCAAACCAGCCAGACACAGGAGACACACCCAGCTTACGCTGAATCCGCTTCACATCAGACTTGTCCTCGCTGTTACGGTAACCATTGTGAACCTTCGCGGTAGCCCTGCGACCAAACGCCTGACCAGCAGGCAACGGGAACGTCGAACGCTTAACCGGCTTAGGCTTAGGCTTCACAGTGGCACCAGCCAACCACGGAGTCGTGTCCCTCTCGGCACTAGCCGACTGCAAGATGGACACATGAAGGTGCGTTTTGTGAGGGTTAGTACCCGTGTAGGCGACAGCCTTCCAGTTACTTTTTTTGGAATAAATATTCTTGTTGAAAATCACATAGTTCGCTGATGGGTGCTTAGACACAGCAGCAATAACAATCTTCGGGTCAACACCAGGGTAAGTGATGTCAAAAGCGTTCACCGAACCACGCTCATTAGGGTTGTGGTCAGACTTACGGGCATTGTGACTTGTGTCACCAACAGTGCCATCGGAACCCTTGGGGCGGTTAGGCCAACGCCTGTTCACCTCAGAACGCAGTTGCACCAACGATGGTGCCAGATGCCAACTCATACGGTCTCATCGCCAACAGCATCCAAGTCCACGTCTGGGTCAAACTCAAACGTAACCTCAGGGGCACCATTACCGAACGCAGTGTTCTTCGGGTCAAGGTAAGCCACGGCAGTACGCACAGTGGTCAAAGCGGCAGCGATCAGAGCTGACTGCAACCAACCGAAGTCTTGGCTAGCCAAAGCCGACAACGGGATCAGAGCAATAAACGAAGTGACAAATGTGGTCACAGCGGAACGGAGTAACTGGTTCATCAAACACCCTTATCTTTAGCGATTTGGTCAATCTTGGTTTTCAAAGCAAGCTGGCGTGATTCGATACGCTCAACCTGCTCCATGACGTTTTCAAACTTAGCACACAGGTCAGTCAGAACCTGTGCGTGCTTCCTATCATTCTCAATGTGCAGAATGTCTGCCTCAACCCCAGCCTTCCAAGCCTTATAAATCTTCCCAGCCCCCAAACCAATGGTCAGTAAACCAACCAGTAAAGAAATGGTGAACGCTGTTCCGTTCGCCAAACTCTCCGTGCTAGCCAAAGCCACGATCAAAGGTGAACCACTCAAAACAGAACCAGCCATAGCCATACTCAAGGTCGCCTCGCCCCTATCCCTAGATACACCCTTGACAGCCCTGAGCCTGTCGTAAGTCAGCCCCGTTAACCAACCATTCGGCACAAGCCCAGCAACCGTTTGGAAACCGCGAAGCCTCTGCTCCATTGGCTCATCAAACAAGTCACTATCGGGCAAAGCCAACAACCTTCGAACACCACGAATCGTCTCCGACGACTCACCCTGCACAGCAAGAATATCCGAAACACTCATGCTGTTTGAACCGTCAGCTCAATAACTCCACCAAAGTTGTCAAACCCTGACTGACCATTGGGTGTGTCCTGGGTGAAAGAAATGTCCTCAACGGTAACAGACAACCGCTCACCGGTACGCAAATCCTGGAACACCAACACCTGGCCAGTGGTCGCATGATCTTGCAAATCAATCAAACGGTTGTAGGCGTAACCGTCGTAGCCGCGTGCAGTGCCAGCGTTATCGGTTTCGTGGTCAAAACAAATCAGTGGAATCTTTATCAACAACCTGCGAACAGAACCAGGGACAGCCTTCAACTGCCAACCAGTAACCGTTGGGGTTTGGGATGCGGTACCACGGTTGAGCGCAATCTTAAGACCCAAGGATTCCTGCAAAGGGTTACTTGGACTGGAGATCGCAACGTCCTGGTTAATGTCCACGTTCGCACCAAAGTTGAACAAGGAAACAGGTGACTGGTTGTACAGAACCGAAGAAACACTGACCGAGCCAACCGAAGCGTCACCACGCAAACGGAACGAACGAAAGTTCTTTGGTTCAAGGGTGTTGTATCGAACCTGACCCGTGGTCAAATAGCCACTGGTCACGTAGTCGGTGGCTGACTCAATGTACAAATTGGTTTGGGTAAAAGCAATCAGGTCACCGTAGTTGGTGACAGAGTTAACCCTGCCGGTGGTGCCAGAGTTCAGGTCGGTTGCCCAAGCGTACCGGCCCTCACCATCAGTTGAGCCAAGGTCAATGCGGATCAGACCAGAGTTACCGTCAAGCTCGTTACCAACACCAACATAAACGAAACGGTCACGACCAGCCATACCGCTGATCGTGGTTGTGCTGGTGCTAGTGAACGACAGTGGGCCATAAGCCAGGTCACCGTTACCATCAACCTGACCAACACGGACACCACGGTTAGTGCCAATGATGACGTAAGAACCAAGGTAGGCAAACATTCCGGTGACCAGTTCCCCGTAGGGGAGTTCGGCGGCAGTGATGGCAGATGTCAGGGTTGGTAGGGTTCCGTCTGCTGGGTCAAGAGTAAACTTGTAGATCGCCGACTTGCTACCCGAATAACCCGCAGCAAGGATGGCATTAGGGGTTTCCACCACGGAAGTCCAAGTCCAAGTGTCCAGTGGGTGTGAGTAATGTTTGCTTGCGGAGCTTAAGTTAATCGAGCCAGTTATACCACCCTTTTCATACAGGTGGTGCCCATCAGCAATAATGAACCGTTGCTTAACCCACCAAGCGTTCATGGTTGTTGTTACCGCGTTAGTGGCAAGGGTAACCTTTGAACCAGTAAAAGGTGCGGCCAAGTACTGCATACCACTCGTGGTGCAAACAACAACACCATCACCAGTAGAAGTTGCGTTACCGTTCGGGGTGCCAGTCCAACTGGTAACAGTACCGGCAGCAAAACCATTGTAGTAAACAGTGCCGTTAGCCGACTCCGCAGTAACAATGTACTTGTTTGAACCATCGTTAACAGCAACAGCAGTAGAAATGTTACTCGTCAAAGTTCTAGTACTAACAGCAGACTTTAGCAACGTCAACTTACCGCGAGTCCACGGATCAACACCAAGAGAAGAAGCAAACCGTTTCATCTGGAACTCATCGTTTGATGGCTCCATGAACGTGATACCAGCACCACCAGTGAAGTCCTGCTGTGAACGCAACCAGTAACCATCCAAGGACTGCTCACCAGGGTTAGTGCTCGTGTCGTACTGTTGCTTACGGATCTCGGCAAGGCCACGGCGGTACGGGGTTTTCCCGCTAATGGCGTTTAGGAAAGCGTGCTCACCCAGCGCAAAGTCGTACCCAAAGTTGTTTGCCGTGTAAGCAGCACTGCTCGCATCAACACCAAGACTAAATACTGGTTCGTCTGTTACATCAAAGGTTGCCATCAGGCGACCATGTGGAGAGAGAACGAAGTGCTCGACTCTCCCGTGCTAGTGGTCAAAGATCCACCGCTGTTTTGCAAAACAAAAACCTCAACATAGTCACCAGCAGTCAGGTAAGCGTCACGCGCATACATAACCGTTGTTGTTACAGCAGAAGTAGTTACGGTGGGGATATGAGTTTGACCGATGAGTGTTCCACCAGTTGCCGAACCGGCAGCGTTCTTACGGATTTGAATCCTTCGAATACCAGTTGCATTAAACGGGAAAGTAACGGATGCGTTAATTGAATACAAACCCGTTTGACCAGTTTGAGCACCTAAGCGGGACTTGTTAGCATCCCAGTTATAAGCCATAAGGGTTGCTGTGCTACTAAAATTAACCTGAGTGCTAAACGTCATAAGAGTCCATGTGGTATCTGCACAAGCAACACCAGTACCGGAATAAACAAGACCATAAGGTGCAATTACCGCTTCTACGGGAATGCTACACGTGTCATCAAGACTTTTATCGCTAAGCACTTGGTATCCGGTTGTCCCAACCACACTGCCACCACCCGTAAGTGTTGGTGTGGTAAGGACTGGGCTAGTAAGGGTCTTATTGGTTAACGTCTGGGTTGAAGTGGTGCTAACAATGTCACCAGTGACACCAGAGATAGCAGAAGAAGGAATATTGCTCAACGTGTTAGACGCACCACTGATCGTCTTGTTGGTCAGCGTTTGGGTTCCACTGATAGTGGCAGCCTGAACACTACCCTGTTGAAGGGTGGTTGGGTTAACAGTTCCACCAGTAACAGTTTTGTTGGTAAGAGTTTGGGTTGCGGTTGTACCAACAATGTCACCACCAGAGGTGAGCGTTGGGGTGGTAAGAACCGGGCTAGTAAGGGTCTTGTTCGTCAGCGTTTGGGTTGCGGTTGTACCAACCACAGCACCACCACTGCTAAGGGCTGGGCTGGTAAGGGTCTTGTTTGTTAACGTCTGGGTGTCAGTAGTGCCAACCACGGAACCAGCAACACCATGCACAGCCGTAGAAGCAGCGTAGTGCGCTGCACCATCCTCAAAATCCTGGGCATAAATACCGTGGCGGATTGTTTCACCAGCATCGTGCGCCTGAGCCGATGTTCCACCAACACCACGGGCAATGGTCAACGTGGCACCAGCAACACCACTAACGGTAACAATTTCTTCCTTGTTCGTGTCCTCACCGATGATCGCAGTAAAAGGATACGATGTGGGCCAACCAGTAACAGAACTGATAGCAATGGTTGTTGCTGAGTTTGAGAGTGAAGCAGACAGTGTTGCTGCAACAGCAGTGGAAGAATAGTACCGGCGAGTGGGGGTCGGCATCAGGTCACCTCAAGTAGTGGATGGTTGGCTGGGTGGTGCGTAACAATGAGTCGCGTTCCTCTTGCAAACGCTGTTGGTGGAAGGCATACAACTGCTTACCAAAGTTATTGGCCGCACCACGCCAGTTGGTGCCATACTGGTCACCAAGAACATTCGCCGAAACACCAGTCTGGTTAGTTCGACTACCCTCAATGGCCCAGGCAAGACGGGCAGCCGCGCCATAGGTAATAACGTCCTTCGCTGATGAAGGAATGTTGGTGGTGCTGAACAGTGCAGTGGTTGAAGCGTTGTCAGCAAAAGCAACAGTGTTCCTCGTGTACGTCACGTTTACGTCAGAACCCGAACGGATCGGGTCATACAAGTCAATGGACTTACCGGAAGGAAACACGGTGGCATTGGCCTTGTCAATGAACTTCCAACGTCGAACCGTGATCCAACTATCCGTACTCGTTTCGCTATCGTAAGTAACAGCCAACACATCCAGAAGGTCAGGGAACGTGGCAGTTGACAGCTCGTAAGTAACAGTTCCAGATTCGTAACTGATCGTACCGTTGGATACACCAAACAGATCACCACCAACAGCCTCAATGGTTTCGTTGATGGCACGTCGAACACGGTTGCGTGGGAGCAAAGGGTTCATCGTTACCTTGGTCTTGTCCGAATGTGCAGCGGCAACAGTGTTGCGGTAGCCACGACCGAA